CGCATGGGGGTAGGCTCTCGTAGCTCAGCTGGAATAGAGCAACGGTCTTCTAAACCGTGGGTCACAGGTTCGAGTCCTGTCGAGAGCGCCAATAAACGGTCCCGTAGTTTAACGGTAAAACACCCGCCTTATACGCGGTTAGATGTCTCCAGATTAGAGAGCGATACAGGTTCGAATCCTGTCGGGACTACCAATTCACGGAGCGTAGGAAAGTCTGGTAATCCGCCACATTTGGGATGTGGAGATCAGAGGTTCGAATCCTCTCGCTCCGACCAAGTTTTCTATGATCCATCAATGGCAAAGAAAGAAGAGAAGGTCTATACCGGCACAGAGATTATGGGTATCGCACAGATGCACAAGTCCAATGCAGTGCCGATTCGTAACAAGAAGAGTGCTGAAGAAGTTGCAAGGATGAGGCGAGGATGACTGATTATAATCCGGACAATTGGGTAGTAATTAAGATTGGTGGTGATGATCCACATTATCGTGTGCTCGCAGGGTGGAGTGGTGGATACACGACTGGTGATAGCTGGCGTATGAACAGTGGCATTACTCGTGTAGAGGATGCTGGTGATAGATTTAACTTCTATGGATCAACTGGCAGTTGCTATAGCTGCGGCAAGGAGAGTTATACTCTACGCATGAACAATGCTCATATATGGAGTCAACTTAAAGACCGGCACGGCGATCTAGTTGAACTTATGCCAGAGGACACAGACTGGTTAAGCATGGATTGGATTATTAAATGATTAAACACGAACCACAATTTGATACTGATAAGATTTGCGAACACTATAGCAATAAAGATGGTGTTCCCATTACCTATGTGTGTACAAGTGCGCTAGGCGATGAGGCACAGGCAATGGATATCTTTTTCAGAGAGACTCCACACCCAGAGTTCGGTAATCGGTATTTTGGTCTTTACCGTAATGCCATGAGCGGCGATCTTATGATTACCAATGCAGATCGAATTGAATCTGTAGAGTTTGGACTTATCGAAGATGATGCTGGTGATCTACAGTACAGTGCCCATCGTCATGATTATAAAAGATTTGAGAATGGTAACATGATTGATGGTGGTCGTGCTTATATCAGATATGCGGCGAATGAAGTTAAACACTACGTTGTTCGCAATGGTGAAATGGTTGAGGTTGAATAATGAACACACAGGATTTCATCAACAACGCAGAATACCTAATCCGTCAATGTCTCAATCAAAAAAACATTGATCCGATTATGGAAGCGTGGTTGCGTGACGCATGTCTTGATCTTGCAAAGGCAAGGGAAAAGGATATTCGAAAGACTGAATATAACACATTTGATGATTGGATGAACGAGATTGAAAACTATTCAACTCGCCGAGAACGTGCTTTAGAAGATACCGATGTTATTCTTTGGGCAAAGACTGCTTGGGATATTCAACAAGAAAAGATTGAGAAGTATGAGACCATTCTAAAACATGCAATGTCTGAAAAGACTGGTGTGTTCTTCATCTGCGGTGAAGCAGGCGAGAAGGATAGCATGGGTTTGCCAGAGAAGATCATGGTCTGTCCTGCATATGGTCTGGATGGCTTTGCTATGTATAAGAAGGACAGAGACTACGATGCGCCAGGGTGGTGAGGCGAGGGTGAACTCTGAAATCTTCGATGAGACTTTTCGACTTGCACAGTCAGTAGAACCTGTCCGTGGTGCAAGAATTGCTGCCGCCGTGGTACGCAAGGGTAAAGTCATTTCCTACGGATATAATCATAAGAAGACACATCCCTTTCAGGCTCAGTTCTGTAAGAACAAGGATGCAGTCTTCTTTCATGCAGAAGTCCATGCAATCAAGAACGCACTCAAGTCTGTCGATGTTGACGACTTGTCGAAGTGTGAACTATATATTGTGAGGGCAAAGAGAAACAAGACAAACCGTAAATGGATTACTGGTTTGTCGAAACCTTGTAGTGGATGCCAAAAGTGCATTGACTTATTTGAACTAAAGAATGTATATTACTCTAGAGAAGGAGAAGCAAATGCTTAAGTCGATTGTAGTATCAGGTGTTCTTCTTGCAAGTCTAACTGCTTGTCAGATGAACAATCAAACTGGCGGAACACTTATCGGTGCTGGTGCTGGTGGACTTCTAGGAAGTCAAGTCGGTGGTGGTAGTGGTAGACTGATTGCAACTGGTGTCGGCACTCTAATTGGTGCAGTTGCTGGTAGTTCAGTTGGTCAGAGTATGGACCAAAAACAGACTGTCATCTATAAAGAAGTTGGTGCAGATGTCTGTTCAGACTATAAGAGTAATGAAGGTGCATATGCCTCTTGTCAGAGAGGTGTTGCACAGAGAAACGCAGAAATGCAACGCCGTCTAGAGAATGAGGCGTATAACCAAGGACTAGGGAAATAACATGAGAATTGAAGTTCGTAACAACAACGTCGATAAGGCGATGCGTATTATGAAGAAGAAACTAACAGAAGATGGTTTCTTCAATGAACTACGAGAACGTGAGTTCTATGAGTCGAAGGGAACCAAGCGTCGTAAGGCGAAGGCTGCCGCAAAACGCCGTGCAGACCGTGATCGAAAGAAACGAATGGAAAACGAAGGATACTAATCCATGCCTAGAAAGAAGGTAACTGTCAAGACTGACAACAGTGGATGGACAGCACCAAAGAAACGTAAACCTCGTAAACCTATGACAGAGGAACAGAAGGCTGCAGCAGCAGAACGTCTTGCAAAGGCAAGAGAAGCAAGAGCAGCAAAGAACCCTGATTATGGTAAGTCGAGTATTCATGAGAGTCTTCGCAATCTACCAGACGAACACGGATTGAGTCCTGCAAAAGTCAAGAAGTGGATTAAGACTCAACAGGACTTGGCTAAGTCTGCAAGACAACAGGTTCGTCAAAAGGTCAAGGGTGCCGAGGCACAACTCAAAATCCATGAAGGTTATATAAGTAATATGCAGGCATACCTTCGCACTGGAGATTGGATAGATAATTTCTATGGAGAGTATCAAGAACATAGAATTAAAAATCGTTGTATCGCACAAGCGTATTACTGGTATGGACCTAAGAAGGGTGAACCAAAGTTCGATGTTGGAACATACTATCCCTTATTGGGACAGGTTTACACACAAGAAATGTATAATGAAGAAAGAGGGATCGTTGTAGAAGATGACGGAGAACCAAAACCCAAACGAGGGCAACGTAATAAAAGGACCGTGGCGAAAAAGAAAAGTCGTCGTTCCAAATGAGGAAGAACTGCTCCGTCAGGAAGAGATGGAGTTCTGTGAAGAACTAGCATCTAAACTTGTGATGGATATGATTCATATGATGAGTGATAATGATGTAGATATTGGAGAACGAAATTTTTCTCGTGACCTTTCTGTAGTCATTGAACTTGTGAAGTCACTTCTATATCGTGACGCTGGTCTTGAATACCCACTTCATGAGTTTGTCGATACATTCACAGAAACGACTGTTGAAATGGACAACTCACATCGAACAGTTATTCGAATGGATAAACTGAATGAGATGGTAGAGTTGATGAGAATGGATGAGGATGATGACCCAGAAGTTTCATGAACCATACAGTCCAGCCATTCTAGAGACTACAGTATCAGATCGTTTCATTGACATTGTAAACACTGTTGCTGATGAGGTTCTTGCAGATGAGGAGAAGAGTAAGAAATGGGACTTCTCTCATAAACTGGTAGGCAAGGTTAACAAGGAAATTCAAATTCCCGTCAAGGATAAGTCTGACCGTGACTACCTGTTTCGCACAATGAAGCAGGGATGCCTAGATTATTTGAATTATATGGTTGACAAAAACCGAGCACATAGTTATAATAGAATAGTGGGTGCAGGAGTAAAACCAACTATTGACAATATCCACCTGACACAGAGTTGGGTGGTTAGTCAGTATGCAGGTGACTTTAATCCTATACATCACCACAATGGAGATTTCTCTGCTGCAATCTATCTAAAGGTTCCAGAGGGTATGACAGAAGAATGGGAAGAGGACTTCAAGGATCACTATCCAGCAAAGGGTCTTATCGAATTTGCGTTTGGTGAGAACCAGAACTTTCGCAGTGACAATCTAAAGTTCAAGCCTGAGGTTGGTAAGTTCCTTGTGTTTCCTTCATGGTTGAAACACTTTGTATACCCGTTCTCTGTCGAAGGTGAAAGACGCATGATGAGTTTCAATGCGACCATTATAAATAGAATGAAAGAATAATTATGATTTTAGCTGACATGAACCAGATTAGTCTGGCCAGTGTGATGATGCACTTGAATATGAATAAGAAGATTGAACCAGAGATTGATATGGTTCGTCACATGATCCTAAATTCAGTTCGCATGTATCGCACGATGTTTCGTGACGAGTATGGAGAACTGGTTCTCTGTTACGACTCGAAGCACTACTGGCGTAGAGACTACTTCCCCAACTACAAACGCAATCGTAAGAAGACACGGGATGATTCCAATCTGAATTGGGATGCTATCTTTGAGTGCCTGAATACAATCAAGGCAGAACTGAAAGAGTTCTTCCCCTACAAGTTTCTTGAGGTATACGGTGCAGAGGCAGATGATATCATTGCCGCACTGTGTGGTGAACTTGCGTATGATAATGGCAAGACACTGATTCTTTCTGGTGACAAGGACTTCATTCAGTTGCAGAAGTTCAAGAATGTGACACAATACAGCCCCATCACTAAGAAGTATGTGAATGGCGTCGATCCAGAGGAGTATCTGAATGAACACATCATGAAGGGTGACTCCAGTGATGGTGTCCCTAACGTGTTGTCACCAGATAATACCTTCGTTGATGGTCTGCGTCAGAAACCACTGAGTAAGAAAAAGATTGCATCCTTCATTGATGGTGACCTTCCTAACGATGAGGTCAAAAGAAACTTTCAGAGGAATGAAACTCTGATTGACCTAACCAAGTCGCCTGCTGAACTCTTCTTCAAAATTCTAGAAGAATGGAAAAATGCCCCAGAAGGTGACCGCAGCAAACTACTAAATTATTTTACACAAAAGAGGTTGAGGAACCTCGTTGAATCCATAGGAGAATTTTAAAATGGCAGTCGATACATATACACCTCTATTTTCAGAGGTTCTAGATAAAGTCTCAAAGTTGAAGACTAAGGAAGAGAAGATTTCATATCTACGCAAGTACAACACAGATGCATTGCGTATGGTGATCAAGGCTTCATTTGATCCCAAGATTGAATGGTCACTTCCAGAAGGTGAAGTTCCATATACACCAACAGAAGCACCAGAGGGTACAGAACATACTCTTCTTGCACATGAAGCACGAAAGTTGTATCACTTCATTAAGGGTGGTAATCCACAGATTACTCAGAACAAGAGAGAGGCAATGTTTGTCCAGATGCTTGAGGGTCTACATGAGAGTGAGGCAAAACTACTTGTTGCCGCCAAGGACAAGAAACTGCATCAGGTCTATAAGGGACTATCTGCGAATGTGGTTAAGGCAGCATTCAACTGGACAGATGAGTACATGGTTGAAGAGGTAACTTATCCACAGGGGTCCAGAGCCGCCTCCTTCCCAGACTAAAAAAACTTTCGAAATAGGTCATTTTTTTGTTGACATATCCGAATCCGTATGGTACTATAAGACATAATCGAGATACGGAGTTGGCATGACTTACAAAGAAGCACTGATTGCGATTGAAGAAAACCTTAAGAAGCACCGTGCTATGGGTGATGACCGGGCAGTGAAGGCTGACCTGTTGATGAAGAAGGAGTTTCTGAAGTTAATGGAAAAAAGTTAATTTTTCTGTTGACAGATTCGTTTTCGTGTGGTATAGTTAGTCATAAACTGAGAGAAGGAAAGAGAAATGAACAACGAAATCAACAAATTGCTTGAAGATATCAAAGCGGACTTTGTTCGTTGGGCATCAAGAGGTGGTGAGAAAGAACTCACTGGTTACTTTGCTGAGAAAGTCGCCAATTATGATGATTTGCTGACAGTTAAAGAAGGCACCAAATACATCAAGATCATTAACGATGGTAGTGTTTGGGGTTTTGTTGTCAACACCGATAACGATAAGAAGTTTCGGAAGGGTGACATTCTGAAAGCCGCTGGATACAACGCTCCTGCTCGGAATGCTGCTCGGGGTAACATCCTCGACGGTGGTTACACCATCACCTGGACTGGCCCCCTTTATCTCTAGGGGGTCATTTTAGGGGTTGACAGATTCCTTTTTGTGTGGTATAGTTAGACATAATCAGAGTGGAGACGGAATGATGAGCAAGGAAGTTTCAGTTCGGGAAATCATGGGTGACATCAACCCCATTGTCAATGTGGGTACTGATAAGAATCCCATGTATGTTCTAGATGCCAATTGGATGACTGTCCTATATGAGAAGGCAACTGGAAAGGACTTCAAAGGTGACGATGACTATGTGAAGTTCTGCGATAAGTTCGTGGAAGAGTACAATGGGGGTGGTTACAATACCACTCTGACTGTCAAGAAGGTGATGAATTGAGAAAGATTGCAACTATTACGATTGAAACCCTGTTCATGTTAACCCTATTTGCGGCGGGGTGGTTTGCCCTCGTCGTATTTTAGGGGTTGACAAAACGAATCAAGTATGGTACTATTAGACATAATCAAGAGATGAGGTTGTCATGATTAGTGTCGATGTTACAGGTGGTCTGAAGAAGGACAGGGTTCTTGCTGAAGACATTGTGTGGTGGATGATTGACTATATGCTCCCCCGACATCGCAATTTAGAGATTGATGTGCGTTTTACAAAAACCTTCGAAGAAGGCGCACAAGGATTTTGTTATCGTGGTGATGATGATCGACATTTCATTGTTGAGATTGACCATCGTTTGAGTCGTGTGGTCAGCAAGGAAGAGTTCATCGAAACGATTGTTCATGAGATGGTCCACGTTTGGCAGGGTGCAACTCGTAAAGTGATTGAACGGTGGCGTGGTGGATACAAACAAATGTGGATGTGTAAAGATGGAAAATATCGCAACTACCTAAACACAAAATATGAAAATCAGCCTTGGGAAGTTGAAGCATACAAATTGCAGGGTCCGTTGACAAAACTTTATATGGAAGGAAATGTCTAATGAGTCAGATGAAAAACTGGATGATGGACATCGAAGATTTCTGTAATGGATATTTTTACGGTGGTCCCTCTGAATTCACTGTTGATGAGGTGGTTGAGGATGTTGGGATGTACTTCAAAAGCACTGAAGCAACAAAGTATGCCAAACAGTATCTCACTGAACAGTTGGGTGAGGTATGAATCCACTTGAAGCACTGGTGATCGGGACAGTTGTTGTTGGTTCAACAATGTCCCCACAACCAAAGTATGACGAGTCTGCAATATGTCTCGCAAAGAATATGTATTACGAGGCAAGGAACCAAGGAACCGCCGGATGGATGGCGGTCACTGCGGTTGTTCTCAATCGTGTGAATGACGATAGGTTCCCCAACTCAATCTGTGAGGTTGTCGAAGAAGGTCCAACTCGTAAGTCATGGAAAGACCCGAATGTAAGAATTCCAATCAAGCATCGTTGTCAGTTCTCATGGTTCTGTGATGGTCAATCAGACAATCCAAAGAACAAGAATACATACAACAAGATGTTAAGTCTTGCAGACGCAATCCTATCAAACGAGATGCCATTCTATGATATCACGGATGGTGCAACTCATTACCATGCAGATTATGTCACCCCTGCATGGGCAAAGACTAAGACTATGACAGTCGAAATTGGTGACCATATTTTCTACAAGTGGGAAAAATAATGTATGCTTGGATGGACATTTTAGAGGAAGATGTATGAATATTTTCTATCTGTCGAAAGACGCTGAGACAGCAGCACAACTGCATTGCGACAAGCATGTGGTGAAGATGATTTTGGAGACTGCTCAGATGCTATCAACTGCACATCGTGTTCTTGATGGTGATGAGTATGCAGACGCAATGGGTCTATACAAACTGGCGCATAAGAATCATCCATCTACAATCTGGACTCGTGCATCTATGGAACAATATCTGTGGCTGTATGACCTGTTTCATTATCTTCTCAAGGAATATACTTTCCGTTATGGTAAGCATCATGCAAGTGAACGACTAGTGGGTGCGCTCTCTAAGGTTCCTGAGAATATCGCAAACGTTGGTTTCACTGACCCACCTCAGTGTATGCCTGAACATTGTAAGGGTGAGGATACTATTCTCGCATATAGAACCTACTATATACTAGAGAAGATGCGTTTCGCAAAGTGGACGAAACGCCCTATGCCGGAGTGGTTTGATGAACAGGGAGCCGTATTGGGACTATATGGGAAGACGATTGAAGGAAGAGAGACTACCATCAATGTCTGAAACAGATTTATTGAGAAAAGAAATCTCTCAGATGCAAAGTCAAATTTATTATTTGATGACAAGAATTAAAGATTTGAAAGCAGAGATTGATAAATTATCAAAGTATCAACCAGAGCAGTTGGAGTTATTTTAATGCCGACATATAGATTTTATGATACTGTGACACAGGAAGAGTATGACGAGTTTATGCCCATGGCTGAACTTGATGAGTATAAGAAACTCAATCCTCAAGTGCAACAGATTCCCGTGCCAGTGGCAATTGCTGGTGACCACATGATGGGTGTGGGTCCAAAGGTAGATGGTGGGTTCACAGAGAACATGCAACGTATTGCAGAGTCACATCCAGGCACACCTCTTGCAGATCGTTACGGTTCAAGTAGTACACGATCTACTAAAGAAATTCAGACAAGAAACGTACTTAAGAAACACGGAGTTTTATAAATAAAATTGACACGGGCGAGAAATCAAACTTCAGCAAGGGATGCACAGCGTCTATGCAAGCTGGGAAGTCAATCCGCCCCTGTGTCAGAGGGGGGAAGGCGCGCCCCCACTCCCCCCTCTTTTTCTCTCTAAAGGATTGTTATGGCCAGTAAGAATAAAGAAATCAATCATTCCCAACTCGTAACTGTCAAACCCATTACAGACAGTCAGAAAGTTGTGTTTGATACATGGAAGAAGGGTAAGAACCAATTCCTATTTGGTGCGGCAGGAACAGGTAAGACCTTTGCATCACTCTATCTCGCACTCAACTCAGTTCTCGATTTGAAGTCCAAATATGAACGAGTTATCATCGTCCGTTCTCTTATTCCAACAAGAGAGATTGGGTTTCTTCCCGGCGACGAGGAAGACAAATCTGCACTGTATCAGGTGCCGTATCAGAACATGGTTCAGTTCATGTTTGAGATGCCAAACGAACAGTCATTCAATAATTTGTATGATCGTCTAAAAGGACAAGGTTCACTCTACTTTTTGTCAACTTCTTTCCTAAGAGGGTTGACATTTGATAACTCTATTGTTATAGTAGATGAATGTCAAAACATGAACTTCCACGAACTGGATACAATCATCACTCGTATTGGGCAAGACTCTCGTATCGTGTTCTGTGGTGACTTTGATCAGAGTGATCTACAGAGAACGAATGATAGGAATGGACTACATGACTTCCTACGCATTCTGGAAGAGATGGACGAATTTAATTGCACAGAGTTCAGCATTGGAGACATTGTACGCTCTGGATTTGTACGAAACTATTTAATCAACAAAATCAAAATGGGACTAGGAATGGAATAATGGATATTGAAAAACTTAGAGAACAACTTAAAATTGACGAGGGATGCGTTTATGAAATATATAACGATCACCTTGGGTATGCTACTTTTGGCATTGGCCATCTGGTTCTTGAGTCTGACCCCGAATATGGTGCTGACATCGGAACACCAGTATCGGACGATAGAGTCATTGAGGCCTTCGAGCAAGATGTCCAAACAGTATTGTCAGACTGCGCCGTCCTTTATCCAGACTTCGATGAGTTGCCAGAAGAAGCTCAACAAGTGATTGCAAACATGATGTTCAATCTTGGTCGTCCTCGTCTGTCTGCCTTCAAGGGTATGAAGGCGGGTGTAGACGCAAGGGATTGGAATGAAGCAGCAGACCAGATGGTAGACTCACGTTGGTATCGTCAAGTAGGGGCAAGAGCAGAACGACTCGTTGAGCGTATGCGTAATGTTTAATCATAAACCAGTAGAGTTGCCTACTATATCTGCAACCAACAAGGATGGTGTTCGTCTCTATGAAACACCAGATGGTAATAAGTATCCGTCAATCACTACTGTACTATCTGTACGAAACAAACAGGGTTTGATGGAATGGCGTAAACGTGTTGGTGATGATGTTGCAAACTACGTTGCACGAACTGCTGCAGCAAGAGGTACGAAGGTTCACCAGATGTGTGAAGACTACCTCAACAACATGCATCGTCACTGTCCTCAAAAGTGGGCAGAACACAAAAAGAACTTCCTACCGTGGTGTCTGTTCAATCAACTAAAAGATGGTGCATTGCACAAGTTAAATAACATTTATGCACAAGAAGCGGGTCTTTACAGTGATAAATATAAGGTAGCGGGCAGAGTAGATTGTGTTGCTGAATATAATGGAACACCTTCCATTATTGACTTCAAGACATCCTCTAAAGAACGCAATGATGATTGGAATGAAAGTTATTACATTCAAGGCTCTGCATATGCAGAGATGTTCGGAGAGAGAACAGGGATTGAAATCTCACAGGTAGTTATTCTCGTAGTCACAGAGGACGGAACTGTTCAAGAGTTCGTAAAGGACAAAAACAATTATCTAGATGCGTTGGTCGAATCCGTTGCAGAATGGAGAAGACGTAATGAAGTATCTAACATTCCTAACAGCACTGCTGCTTAGCATACCAACCTTTGCACAAGAACCACCATATTTCTTTCAAACGCAGAAACCAGTTATTTGTTCAAAACTAAACACTATTCTGGGTATAGTTACATCTATGGGTGAGAAACCGTATGCATATTGGACTGACCCTGATAACGATACTGTCAATCTAATGTACGTTGGAAACACTGGAATTACCATTATTGAATCTTTTGCAAATGGTAATGCATGTATTATTGGGTCAGGTAAAGATGTGGAATTTGTGAATAAGGCAACAAAAAGTTCCTTGACTTTCAACGGAGAAGATGTTATATATAACAGGTAACGTTGATGATGACTCAACGCTGTACTGGACGCGGGGGCAGTACCCGCCGCCTCCACCACAAGCACATTCACTGAGTGTGTTTCTGAGGGGGGCGAACTAGGATCGACGGGCAGTTAATAGGAATTCGGAGTTACACGGTTGGTCGCGTATAGACCAAAAACTACAAGTGCCAATGATAACATTGCACCTATGGCCCTTGCTGCGTAAGCAGTAAGTGTCGGGGTTTCGGTGGGTGTCCTAGCAACAGAATCACCCACCAACACACACAAACACAAGGAGAAAGAAATGACATTCATCGTTTCCACACTAACATTTGAAACAGGTCTTGGCGATTGGTTCAATCGTATTTTCAAAAAAATGCAACCATATGGTTACACTCGTGCAGCTATTGAAATGGAACGTGAGGGGTATCCCAAAGAGGCTGCTGCTCTACGTCAGATGGCAAAGTTTGTAGGAGAGTAATCATGGCTAAGACACCTTATGAGATTCGACTTGATCTTCTGACTATGGCAAAAGACATGCTTGACAAACAGTATGAGGCTGCGTCTAATATGGCATGGCAGGCATTTGAGAAGGCAGCAGAAGACAACAAGGATATGTACAAGAGTTTTGACCAGTACATTCCAAAGATGTTCACACCTGATGAGGTTCTCTCTCAAGCAGAGAAACTACAGGAGTTCATCAACAGAAAGGACTAACATGACTAAAACAATCATCACTCTAGTAGCAGCACTAGGTATTTCATCTACTGCTCTTGCTAATGAACCACAGAAACCAAATCCAATGAACATGGTTGACCTCGCAATCGTAACTGACACAGAGTACGACATCGACGGTGAAACCACCAACACTGAGTTTGGTATCGAAGCAGGTGCAAAGGGTTTCTCTCTTTCCCTACTTCCAAATTATGATTGGGACAACAGCGAAGTAGATAATATCGAACTCGGACTAAGTTATGATTGGAAGATTACCAAGTCTTTCACAATGACACCATATGGTACTTACAATGTTGATACTGACATTACAGAACAGGGTAAGACCATTGGAGTGAAGACTCGATATTCCTTCTAAATAATAGGGGTTAGACGCCAGAAATAGTCTCGCGGGGAGCCACGGTCAGCTCCCCATTTTTACTAGAGGAGAACTTATGACTTTGAACACTGCTAAATCTTTCTCTCTAGAGATTGAAAGAATTGCTAATGAAAAGGGTATTACCCACATGGAGGCAGTACTAGATTATTGTTACCGTAAGAACATCGAACCCGATACAGTCGGGAACCTTATCTCAAAGAGTCTCAAGGAAAAGATTGAGGCAAATGCGAGGGAACTAAATTTTTTACCAAAGACTGCTAAACTGCCTATTTGATGGAACCTATTGACATATATTTGATGTACTGTGCCTTCAAGGCGCATTTTGGAAAGACTGATTATGACTTTGTGAAGTACAAAGGTAAGACTCGCATTTCCAGAGACACATTCTATAAGCGCAAGGACCGTGGGTTCTTCGTGCGTCTATCCAGAAAATATAAGTCAGAAGAGGAAGTCAAGAATTACTTTCTGTCCAACTTCATCAAGGACAGGAAGGGTTACATCGCCAACTTCAATGATGAGAACTATAACTCATGGAAGTTGAAGCGGAGTAACTTCTTTGATATGTTTGTGGTTGAGATGACTCCACTTGTGAAGGAATTTGAACCACTGTTTGAGGTGAAGAAACACAACCACCCGAAACTTCTTAAAGAGTTTCTGGGTGGGCGTGTATCACTAGAGACGATGATCATTCTAGATGAGTTAGTCTCTTTCAGTGATAATTGGGACAAACTATTAGGGGACGATATTGTATGGCCTGACCTAAAAAGATTTATGAATGATTACAAAAGGTTCTTGACAATTGACAAGAATAAGTATAGAATGAATTTATTAACATTAATTGAGGAGTCCAGAGATGGATCGTGTTGAAGGTTTTTTTGAGGCAAAGGTTGCCGAACTCCAGAAGACTGTGAAGGCATTGCAGTGGGATAATGCAGAACTCACCAAGAAGAATGGTGAACTCTCTGAGAGAGTTGCAGAAATGGCGATGATGCGTAACAATCGTCGTCCAAATAACAATCGGGATAATCGTAACCGAAAGTAAAGAATAAGTGCCTCTATAGTTTAACGGTAAAACAGTTGATTTGTAATCATCAGATCGCAGTTCGATTCTGTGTGGAGGCACCATTCTACAGGAGAAATATATGATTTGGGCAATTAGTATTTTGAGTATCGCTGTAATCTGTTTGGTTGCAGTGAATGTAATTGATTATTTTTGGCATAAACGTATTGAAGTTCGTCTTGATAAACTAGATGGTGCATCACTTAACAATATGCGACGATCAAAAAATATGCAGCATGAGGATTTGTTGAAGTAACGATGACAGTAAAACTTATATCATATTCGCAAACGCATCCCAACCAAATGCTCATATCCCCTGCACCTGATGTAGATTACAGTGTGCAGGATTTGATTGCGTATTGCGCCCGTGTATCCAATCCATCAAATCAGAACAACAGTGCGACGGCAGATAAACTCATTCGTTATCTCGTCAAACACAAGCACTGGTCACCTCTTGAGATGGTCAGTGCGTGTCTTGAGATTGAGACAACACGAGATATCGCAAGACAGATTTTGCGTCATCGTAGTTTCAGTTTCCAAGAGTTCAGTCAGCGTTATGCAGACCCAACTAAGGACTTGAATTTTGTCACTCGTGATGCACGTTTGCAAGACGAAAAGAACCGTCAGAATAGTGTAGAGGTTGATGATCCCAAACTACAGGAAGAGTGGGACACTCTACAGGAGATGGTGATTGAGGACGCACGTTCTGCATACAACTGGGCAATCAGTAAGGGTATCGCAAAGGAACAGGCTCGTGCAGTTCTACCAGAAGGTCTTACTATGTCTCGCATGTATATGAACGGAACTCTTCGTTCATGGGTTCACTATATCGAACTTCGTAGTGCAAATGGGACACAGAAGGAACACATGGATATTGCAAAAGAATGTGCCGTTGAACTTGCACCAATCCTTCCCATGATCAAGGAATTTGTGAATGAATAACTTGAAACTTGATCCAGCAGATCGTGAATGGGAATACGATGGTGACGGTCAAAAGATTTACAAACCAGAAGCTGGATATGGAAGCAAAACCCCATACTATGATCGTGCATTGATTGTTGGTAACGGTGAGTCTCGTAAGTGGTTCACAGAGAAACAGTATGATGTGAGAGCAACCGTATGGGGTTGCAATGCAGTCTACCGTGATATCAAGGTAGATAACCTCGTTGCAGTTGATTACGGTATGCAACAGGAAATCTATACCTCTGGTTACTGGCGTGATACACAGTGTTGGTTCACAAACTGGTCTATTCTGCCATCTGAAGTTGGGGACATGATGTTTATGGGATACGATATTCCAGAGTCATTCGTTCACAAGACACCCAATCGCACAGACCGTTGTGTTATCTCAGGTAAAGACCCTGTGACACTACAGGAGAAGATTGAGGTGGCAATGAAGATGAATCCAGACCTCGACATGGTTGACCTTCGTAACAAGATGGAGAAGGATGTTGGTGTCTGGATTACATATGTCGAAGAGGACGACAACATAAATAACGTTGACTTTCCTGTAGGATGGTCAACTGGAAATACTGCTATTCACCTTGCATGTCAAAGTGGTGCAGAAGAAGTTTATATCGTGGGATTTGATTTGTCAACATATGACGAACCATTGAACAATGTATATAAAGGGACAGATAACTATCTGTCAAGTGATGCAAAAGGTTTTAATTCAACCAATTGGATTAACCAGATGCAAACTGTTTTTACAGAGTATAAGGATGTTAAGTTTTATTGGGTTGATCCTGTTGACCGCTTTGGTCAAGAAGAGTTTTTTCTAACGGATCAAAATGGTAAATTTAATAATCTAAGTTACTTGACAAAGAACAGTCTTTGTGATAAATTAAATATACTTTAACATACGAAACATACGTTAACATAAGGAGACATAAGATGTCATTATCCGCTCTTAAGAAGCAAAACTCACTCGACAAACTACTTGGCGCAGTCCAAGCAGAGTCAGCACCCCAAGAAAAGAAGTCCTACGTTGATGAACGTATCTGGAAGCCAGTCATGGACAAGTCTGGTAATGGATATGCAGTCATTCGTTTTCTGCCCGCAGTAGAGGGTGAGGACATGCCTTGGGCAAAGATTTGGAACCATGCGTTCCAAGGTCCAACTGGTCAGTGGTATATCGAGAACTCTCTCACCACCGTAGGTCAGAATGATCCTGTATCAGAGTATAACACTCGTCTGTGGAACTCTGGTGTAGAGTCAGATAAGGAGATTGCTCGTAAGCAGAAGCGTAAGTTGCAGTACTACTCCAACATCTATGTTGTAGAAGACCCTGCAAATCCTCAGAACGAGGGTAAGGTTTTCCTCTTCCGTTATGGTAAGAAAATCTTTGACAAGATCATGGAGGCAATGCAGCCTGCATTCCAAGATGAAACTCCTGTCAATCCCTTCGACTTCTGGGAAGGTGCGAACTTCAAGTTGAAGATTCGTAAGGTAGATGGATACTGGAATTATGACAAGTCAGAGTTTGCAGAACCATCTGCTCTGTTCGACAATGACGACGATATTGAGGCAATGTGGAAGACTCAGCATTCTCTTGCTGACTTCACTGGACCCTCTAACTTCAAGTCATATGACGAACTTAAGTCACGGCTCGATGCAGTTCTTGCCGGTACAGTAACGGTTGGTAAGGCAGTAGATGTCATGGAAGATGCACCAGTTGCAGAACCCAAGGTTGATACTGCTCCTGCACCAGCACCTACTGTGTCAGAGGAAGAAGACGACGATGCAATGTCTTATTTTGAGAAACTTGCAAACGAGTAAGTAATCAAACCCACATAACATTACAGAGAAGGGGGGGACGTGGTTCCCCCCTTTATATTATAATGCACCACTTGCCCATCCATACGTTGGATCAGTCATTGGTGGTGTCGTTACGTTGGTACTGCTATTGTTAACAGTGTTTACGCTATTGTTTGGTGCAACAACTGTATTACTACCAACTGTTGCAATTGCATCTCTCAATCTTGCCAGCTCTTGCGTCAGAGAATTTAATCTATCAATGTCACCTTGATTTGAACCAATAGTTCTTTCGAATAAAGACACTTCATCTGCATCTTTTCTTGCTTCTGCAACTCTTGCTTCCAGTGATTTTACCTGACTCCTTGAGAACGTATTAAGACCACCACCAACAAGCTCACTAAGATACCCAAACCCCTCTTCTGCAAACTTACCTGCACCACCCTGTACGGCCATCATAGCCCTTGCCCTTGTGGTTTCTATTGCTGCCTGACCCTTCATTGCTTCTGGACTCAGACCATAGAGGAGACGACTTTTCCCGGCAGCACCAGCAAGTGCCTTGTTTGCCTGTGCGACCACCTGTTGAATCATAAAATCTTGAGTCTTTTCATCTGCATCCAAAAATGTATTAGACCCTTTAATCTTTACAATTGTCTCTGCAAGAACTTTATCAAATGATGCGTATCTTGCCTCAATGGTATTACCATCTCTGACTGCTGCGTCTCTTGCCGCACCAAATATCATTGCAGAATTTTTAATTATATCGTTAAAGGATTGTGAATTTTTAAAAAATTCAAATTCCTCGGCCTTCCTAAGTTTTGCCTCACCCAAGTCTGCACTTGATTCTGATAGAGCTTTCTTTTCTGTCGCACTTGTTATTAATTCTGCTTGCCGATTCTGTTCCGCTGCAACTCTTTGCGCCTCTTTCCCTGTTGTTGCTTCCTTTGCTTCCTCTGCGGTCTTTGCCGCTTCAACAGTGTTCTCTAATTTTTTTGTATCATCAACAACCTTTTTAGTAATCTCGTCTGCCAGGTCACTTAGTTCAGAGAGTCCGTATGTGAGAGCACCTAATCCTAGCAGCAGAGGACTACCTAAGAGGAGCAATTTACCTAGTTTACCAAGACTGCCAAGTAAGTTTGCCAATCCTGCACCCGCACCTAATCCCGCAAGAAGACCACTTTTGTCTTTCTCGTCTTTTTTGAGTGGTGAATTATCAGTTAGCGCTGCAAGGATATCTCTGAGAATATCATTGGTGCTCTCAGTCTTTTCCATTTCAAATGCTTGTTGGTCACTTCTTCTCTCTTCTTCAGCAGCACGGTTCTTGTCGCCGGGACTTTTAGCATCTATGTTTTGTTTTGCAAAACCCATCTTATCAACAAATTGTCTGTTGAACGCTGACTCATCTACTGTTTTCTTAAGAAAATTCTCTGGTGTAGATACAAACC